CCCCAGTTACAACGTTGTAAATAGGCACATAGACTTGCTTATGCTCTGGGTGAAATGGGTTAGGTTTACGTGAGCCTGCATCACCGCCTTGCGCAATACAGTGGTCAAGCACCGTCGTTGCTTCGCTTAGAATCTTGGTCATTTGCTCTGCGCTCAACCCAGATTCGCGTGAGAGCTCAATAACGCCTACGTTGCCAAAGTAATCCTCAGGCTTAGCGTAGGTTTGCATTGTGTTGCCCATTTGCTTTGTGGCGTCTGCAACAAATGTTAGTGCCTTTTTAGCTTCAGCTTTTTCTTGCTTAATTCTAGGCTCTGCTTTGCTACGAATGAGCTTATCGATAGACAAGCTAGGCAATCTGTCTACAGGTATTTTGCCTGACATGACGTCGTTGTAGACATCTTTTGCCAAGTCACCTAAGCCTAATCTTTCTAGCTTGACTGAGCTAGGCATGCCATATATCACGTCGGTAGGCCGTGCTCGAGTTACGGATGGGTAGAACTGTTGGTCCGCGTAGTCAAGACTGCCTAGCACCTCATCCCGCGACTTTGCAGTAACCGCCCAGTCGGATAAATTCTCATATGCAACGCCAAGTCGCAAATTGCGAGCTTGCTCTTCAAGCTTTTCAACATTGCGAGTGAGCTCACGGATCGGTTGCGTAGTTGCTGCGTACTCAGGCAACATGCCAGGGTCAGGCAAACCTTGCTGCGCTGCAATGTCGCGGTAGGCTTGTCTACGAATTTGCCATTTGTCCAAGTCGGCCTGCGCAGCGGCGAGCTCATCTTGCTTAGCAGCAAGCGCCGGAAAGACTTCACCGGAAGGCGTCATGCCTGCTTTTGCGCGCAGAACACGTAGTGCTGCAGCATCAAGGTCCGAGTCCTCATCTCTAAGAGACGCTTCAGGCAAGTAGGTAAGACCTTCTGACGCAAGCTTAACAGCAGGGTCTCCAATTGTGCCAACATGCTTGTTGACATAGTTAAGCCAAGGACCATATAGCCATGCAACAGCTGCAGCGTGGCGTTCTTGCACTTGGTCAGGCGTAGGTAAGACTGAGAGTGGAGAAGCTTGGCCTTCAGGGGATGCAAGGAACTCGGCAAACCACTTATGCTGCGCCGCGCGCGCGTCCCCTCTGTTTGAAAAAGTATTTCGCCATGCAATAAGCGCGTCCGAGGGTGACGGCGCGTCTGGGTACATTTGCAAAGCGCGATTTTCAGCCCAGCGCTTGAAGTCATCAATAGGGATATCGCGCTCAATTCGCTCACTGTCAATCGCATTTTCAATTTGATCAGGCGTCAATGGCTGCTGCGGCGGCATATCACTGCCTATAGCGCGTTGGATTAACTTAAAGGGCGCGGCGTTACGAGGCACGTCGGCAACGTCTTTAGTTGATGGCACAACAGGCATTGCAATTCGAGAACCTGATGGCCGCATGGCGTACATGCTGGTTTCTGGTTGCAGAGTCTCAGGCAAGCCTGGGACCGGCATCAAACCTTGCATGCGACGACGTTCAATCAAGTCGCCAATCGACTCCGCGCCTGCCTGCAACTTAGATCCCATTGTAGGCTGCCCGGTCACCGGGTCAATCCGCTGCACGCCTGCTTGCGCATTGGCAAAGTCGCTAGGGATATCGCGTATTTGACGTCCAACTCTTGTGGCTTCAGCGCCCATAACGCGAATGTCATTAGGGGTTAATGCAGGCCGCCCAGTTTGCAAGTGCCCAAGATACGCAGGCAGGTCTTTTGTAAGCTCACCAACGCCCTCAGTAAACTGTTGCGCCAAAGGTGTAGTAGGCGCATTGCGCTGCATAAAGTCTGTGGCGACTTTCTCAGCAATACCCGTAGGCTTTGTGCGCGATGCATCCCAAAACTCAGGCGATTGAAGCTCAGTGGCCACGCCTTGCAAGCCACCTACAACCGGGTTCACCATTGTTGAGCCAACGCCTTCTTGAATAGACTTCATCAGCATCAGCGGATTGAAGTTTGTGGCTATATCACGAAATGTCTTAGGCACGTGATCTAGCGGACGTTGAGCTTGAGGAGCTTGTGAGTAGCCGTGTGTTGGAATTTGCGTGTATGCAGGCGGTTGCTTATGCGTTAGTGCCAAGCGCATTTGGTCAATGCTTGGCTCGTCGTCACCGGGAATGTAATTGCCTAACGCGTCATATGGCATATTGGGTCCTTAAACTCGTGCTTACGAGTACGCCTACTACGCGGATTATACGGCTTTAAATCGCGTATGGGTTAACTCTTTTCGGTCGATCCTCAGAATACGTATCATCCTCAAGGATAATCGGATCGATGTTTATTAAGCCCATGTCACGAATAACACGCAACGCTTGAGTCGTGGTATCGACCAAGTCATCGTGTCGCACCTCGGGAAATGCGCAAAGTTGTGAGATCAAAGCCTCTGCCCAATCACGAGCCATGCCTGGATTCTTCAGCGACTCGGGAATGTAGACACGACCTTTTTCAATGATAGGCGCCACGATATTGAGACGCGTCATCTTGTCTGCATTGCCCGGGTTGTAGCCACGCACAGGCAATCCGGCACGTTGCAAGTCTTGAATGAGTGAGATACCCGCGGACTTGTCCTCGATCAAGATCAGGTCTACCTTTTTGCCATGCCCAAACTCATTCTCATCCCCATAGATTGCGCCGTACTCATCCAAGACTTTAGGCCGCAAGTCGGGATACTGCATGTATTCTTCCCAGCAATCGATGAGCATGACACTCATAGCTTTGTCCGCGTTAGGCTTAAAGACGCCCCACACAGAGCATGCAGTTGGATCGTTCTTGGTCTTGTCCGACGTGGCGCAGTCGTAGCTTTGCACGACATATTCAAAGCGGGGCAACGGCTTCTCAGACGGCCAAAGCTTGAACCAGTCACGCTTGACGACACCGGCTTCTTCAGGATCCAAGATCTCAGCGTGAATCTCTTGGCGCCCAAGCTTGGTGCCTTCGTATTGCAAGATCTGCTTTTGGAACGTAGGCGCCAAGTTGTGGATGTTGTCGTACGTGCTGGCCGTGGTGAACACCACATCCTCGCCTTCGCGGTTCACCAGATCCACGATCAAGGGCTTTGGCTTTGGTGTTGTGGTGCAAATCAATCGAGGCCGTGCACCAAGTCGCATGCCGAAGTTAAGCATATCCCACGAGTCGTCCAAGTATTCCCAGGCTGCCAGCTCATCAAGCCAGCCGCCATGAAACTGGGGTCCGCGGAAGCGATTCGGCTCAGACGCCGGAATGCCTTTAATGATCGACCCGTTGATTAGCTTGATCTCATGTAGAGACTTGATGTAGTCAGCAATCAAGATTTCAGGGATGACGCGCAATAAGCCTGAGTCGCCCTCAAAGCAGACATCGCGTACGTCTGAGCTTGTAGGCGCAGAGACAAGCCATCGAGTATTTGGGTTACTCCAAGCTTCGTACCATGTCCACTCGGCAGCGCAGCGCGTTTTGCCTGCGCCTCGTCCTGCCAGCAACAACCATATTGTCCACCAGTTACCTGCAGGAGGAATTTGATGATCATTGGCCATAAGCAACCATTGCTGCCGAGCCTTATGTGCAGCCTGGTACTCAGGCGACATCTTGTTGAGATTAGGCCCAGTGCGAATACGCGCCGCGTATTGCTGAGCTTGATCAGGACTTAGCACCTTTTTGCCTCATGCCAAGCAGATCATCAAGCAACGACTTCGAGAAGTCATGGACGTGGTCCACTTCAATAGGCCCATCGTCTTTGCCCGTAAGCTCAACCTTCGCGTTTTCGCGGTATTCAGCGGGGAAGCGCGCAGCCATTGAGCGCGACCAGAGTCCAGTGTTGAGCTTCGGCCCGCCAGGCGTCTCAACCATGTGTGTCTGTGCCAGCTCTTCCCAGCGTGCAAGTGCCAGTACTCGTGCTTCTTCCATGGCCGCTCGAAAATCCGGCTGACCTTGCTCCCAAGCTTTGAACGTAGCGTATGGGATGCCTGTCTTTGCAACCATCTGTGCGCGGCTATAGCCCTCGCGGCCAAGCTCAATAACAGTATCGCAAATGGCAGGATCGTACTTAGTCGGGCGCCCCAGGAACTTTCCGTTCCCTTTTGGCGAGGGTGTCTTAGTAGTCATGATCGCATTGTACTCCGTAAAAACAAAAAAGTGTCAAACATTTTGCAAACACGTGAGAGAGGGACGGGTTACAAAAAAAGTTACATCTAGCAAAAAAACTCTTATAGAGAACGTATATATATATAAATATAAAACTCTTTAAAAAAATGTAATTATGTAACTTTGTAATTTTCATTTTGAAATCAATCACTTAGTGAGTTACATTTTTGCTACAAAGTTACAAATTATCAAGAGTTTTGTTCCATTTCACGACGAATAGCATCCTCGGTGTTCTTTGCTACATTCGTGAGATCGCCGTGGTTACGGTTTTTGTGCGGTGAATTTGTAACCACAAAGAACGTGAATCTTTGAGTCTTTCCGTTAAGCTTTATGACCTTGTTGGGCTCAAGATCCCCGTGCGCCTGCAGAGCTTTCTTGATGTATTGCGCCTTGGGTCTGATGTCGTGGCCCCAACGCTCACAGAGCACCGCAAGTTGAGCGGCCGAGAACGCCGCGGCGCCTTCAAGGTGTTCGGTGACCCAGTCCGTCAGCTCGGCTGCAAAGCTTTCCATTGGCGTTTTGCTTAGCGCGATAGCCACGTCCTTGTACTTGGTCTTAGGCGCTGGGGCATAGGGGTCAAAATCACTTATGTCACGGCTCATGTACCAATTAAGCACCGCTGCAAAGCCTGACCCGTTATTTGCTCTGGCCCACTTCATCATCTTGCCAACCCGTGTAAGAATATCCAGCTGGTTGAACGTGGGGCATTTATAGATAGCTTCACGACGTGAGCTTGCACCCATGTGTGTGATGTACGGCTTGTTGGACGTGAAGACATAATTCACGTAATTCTTAACAGTGTATTGCGCGCCGTACTTGTTGTTGATGGTGATTTCTTTGCCGGTGATCAGGTTTTTGAGCTTTGCACTATGGTCGTCTCTGTCTGAGCTTGGCTCATTCACGACTACAAAGACCTTGCCTTTCATTGCGCCATTGAAGTTGCCAAAGAGATCATCGGGGCCTAGCGTAGCTGCCGGTGCGCCGTCCCCATAGCCTAGCATCTCAGCGATAAACTCAGGGATAGCCGACTTGCCCATGCCTTCCATGTCGTGTATGAACTGCGGTGTGGTGTTGTTTCGCCGCCACGGCTGTTGGACAACATTGGCAACCCAGTCATGCCAGTACTCAGCAAAGTGTGGCTCCGCCTGAAAGAAGTACTCACAAAACTCAAGGTACGGTGTAGGGTCCCCTGGCTGTGGCTCATGAACCCATGGTTTGAAGAGGTTATAGCACTTATCTGGCGTGATTGGCATCCCCTGGTACTGTGGATACATCCCAACATGCTCAAGCTTACAGCATCTTGGCCATTTCTTGTACTCCTCAATGAGAGGTAGCTCACGGCTACTGGTCTGACCGTTCTGCTTTTGGATGACCTGCACAAAGTAATGCTGCGCCGAGTCGATCTTGGCCTTTGACCACGGAAGTATCAAGCCATCGCGAAGCCGGATCACATCGCCGTTGTACAGCGCGTACTGCGTTTTGAACTCATACAGCTTGGTTTCTAGCGTATCAATGCCATTCATCACCGTCGACGTGGTGGATAGCACCTGGCCTAGGTCCCCGCCAGCCAGCAGGTGATCATCAATTGCATACTTGCTACCCTTACCAGGGCCAAACTTACCGACTCTGCAAAGGTAGACCTCAGCGCCCATGCCTCGTAGTGTCACAGCCAATCGGGTTTCTGCCATCCCCACCTGCTCGTTAGGCTCCCCCGCCTCCTCGGCGCCGTCATAGTCAAACACAATGTAGACTTTACGATGCTTTTCCTGGAAGCTAGTCTTACGCTTCCAATAGATCTGCATCAGGTCCTTGTGAAGATGCAAGCCGGACTTATCGGTCCAACTGGTGACACCGGCCAAGCCTAGAGCTGCGTACGGCAACTGGTCGGTGGT